CTCCACACTGTACCGTAGCTTACCATCCTCACAGTACCCAACACCTTTATTGTCCAACTGCATCTTAAGAAGCCTGACAAGCTCCTTGTCATTGCCGCTAAGTAACACATATATAGCGTGTTCCCATGCTAACATGTTGCGGCTGACATGCATGTCGAATTTCTTGGCGTCGAGTCCTATACAAACAGTTTCACCAAAGTGATCCCATTTTTCTTTTAGGACGGTGGCCACTTGCTGCACATTGAGCCCTTTCATTACTACTGGTGTTGAATCCTCAAACACATCACCTATCGCATTATAAAGAGCATGCTCATTATGCTTTAGGTAGGTTCCAACACCAATGTTATATACTGGGTGACGTGGCTGTATGCAGCGTGGTGCCTTGTTTGGTGGTATTTTCTCACATTTAACAAATGCACTGCTTATAGCGTGCTTCTTTAAAACGCCTGTTGTGTAATATTCTGGTAGATTGTTTTCGTATATAGTGCGTTTGCGCCCGGAATACATCTCAACAAATTGTTCAGGGGAAATTCGGGGGGCCCACTTCACGCAACGAAGTAATTTACGCTTGAATACCCGCAGAGCCGTGTGAATTACGGCTCTTTGCGGGATGGGTGGGGGTACGAATGCCCCACCCACCTCACATTGATACATGCGTTCTAACAAAGCACACTCAAGAGTGCGTATGTCTGGGTCATTGATGCGTAGGGTGCGGTCATTCCCTGTGATACTCTCCACAAGGTACGCATTCCTACTTCTACAGGGCGTCTGGGCTCTAGTCACTACCAACCTAGGATCCGTTAGTGCCGAAACATGGCGGACCCCTGTGACTATGCCCAAACCCCCTCAAGCATCATATTGCGTCCATCCCTTCAACCTACTGCGCGCGAGACTGGTATTCAACCAAGCCGCGGCGGCCAGATCAGCATCACTAGGGATGAATGCTGCAGCTACAATGAAGGGTGTGACCCGGGCAGCATCCACTGCCCTCACCCCCCTTTGTTTCATCAACTCGCCCACGTAGCGAGTGATTGCAAGACGATTTGCTGCTGTTTGGCGTGCTACTCCAAACTTCATCTTGACACTTGCAAGGATACAGATTGCAAATTGGTTGTAGTGTTTCTTGTGAATTCTACGGTGCTCCTTAACCTCAAGAGCTTCCTTATTTAACACAACCAAGCCTCCATTGCAATCCTGACGCCGCACATTGCGTCTCCTTCGGTTGTCAACTACAACCGCTGTGATGGCCTCATCGAGGTCACGGCCATCAAGCTCTGTAAGAGGTACCCGCAATCGATCATCTTCGATTTCTCTTAGCAGAGCAACTTCTGCTTCATCATCAACACCAGATGGGCCAATTAATCCAGAGGTGAGGTAATCCTCTGGTATGTTGCCTTCGCTATCCATAAACGCTTGCAACTGCTCTTCAGCAAATGGCTGGGTGTACCACCAGTGTATGACTCGACACGCTTCGATGGGATTTAGCACGTATCCAGACGCATCCTCTCTAGAATACCATGCATGACGTACTTGCTTGTTTACGTCTCCACATGCGATGCTGGACATGGCAGCCGGCAAACTGCCATAGCCCAGCGCTATCAATCTGTAACATGTTGTAATTGTGGCCATGGTAGAGAGAGATAGAAAGTCTTCCCAATATAGCTGGGTCGCTCCGCTGCCTGAGGTGTAGACGGCTCTACCACTGGAAAGGACAGTGAGCCTTCAACATTATACGATATGTTGACAAACGCTGTTGGTGGCAGATGCTAACCTACCCGACGCTCGTAATCCAACAGATGTGCGGAGGTGTCAACCCCCACTTGGAACCCCTATAAGCCACAGGTTCCCAAACTTTTGATACCCAGAGCCTCGGCATACGCAACTGGGGACACTACCATACAAC